TAGAACAACTACTACTCAAAGTTTTAGTGGCAATGAAATACCTTTCGTTGATGCTGGATTCCAAGATATCACTATAAATCAAAAGAATTATTTTGATACCCCAAGAATGATTGCTTCTAAGGTAAATGAAGATCTACAACTTACCAATATTGTTGGTGGTAAGTCAATGCAAATGAGACTTTTCCTCTCATCTACAGATACACGTATTAGTCCCGTTATTGACTCTCAAAGAGTAAATGCAATTCTTACTTCTAATAGAGTAAATGATATTATTTCAAATTATGCAACAGATCCTAGGGTAAATAGTGCTACTGAGGATCCAACGGCATTCCAATACTTCTCTAAAGAAATTGTTCTGGAAAATCCAGCATCTTCTATTAAAGTTATTGTTGCTGCCCATATTAATGAAGGATCTGATATTAGGGCATTCTTTGCAACTAATAACAAACCAGGATTAGTTCCTGTGTTCACTCCTTTCCCTGGATATGCAAACCTCAATGAAAGAGGAGAAATTATTGCTTCTGAAAATAACAATGGTGAATCTGATTCCTTTATAACTAAATCAAATATTCTCTCTTTCGAGAGTAGATCACTTGATTATAGAGAATATACATTTACTATTGACAGATTACCATCATTTAGAACATATAGAATCAAACTGGCTCTTTCATCTACAAGTCAGTGTTTTGTACCAAGAGTGAAAGAACTTAGAGTTATTGCCCTAGCATAATATGGAATTTTATGAAATGAAAGGTCATAAGGATCTCGCAAGAGATCCTGAAACCAATGCCATTCTTAATGTAAATAATTTGGAATATACACAGTATCTTTCAAGGCGTGAAGTAAAAACAGAAAAGAATCAGAAAGTACAGACAATTGAAGAAGATCTTGCTAACGTGAAGAGTGAACTTAATGAAATCAAGTCATTACTAAAGGAGTTATTACATGGATCCTGATAACATAGAGTTAAACAATTTGTCTAAAAGTTTTGCATATCAACAAATTGCAACTGATATAGATAAATGTGATGACCGTGATATGTTAAAAAATATCGCAAAGTCTTTTGCAAAATTATATTATAAACAGCAAGAAACAATGTCGGTAATAGGACTTCCAGATGCCATCTAAAAATATTACTTTCGATCCAGATTCTGGAGTTCCTTATGGTCTTAATTTGACCATATATGGAGGATCAGACTTTTCTGCAAATTTGAATGTGAAAACTGTTTCAAGTGGTAATTTTGATTTAACTGACTATAGTGGTTCTGCAGCAATCTCTAAAAGTGTTGCTGTTGGGGCAACACTTGGTGTAACAACTTCATTTACTGTTGGATTTACTAGTGCATATGATGGTCAAATGAAACTTTCTCTTGGCACAACTTCCACAAGAAATTTATCTGAAGGAAGATATGTTTATGACGTTTTAGTAAAAGAAGAGGTTGGTGGAGGTGCTACAACATACACACTTGCAAATGGGAATGTGTATGTCTATAATCCTGTATCTTCAGCACCCTAAATACAGATAGGGAAACTTGTGGAATAAATGGCACAACCAGCAAGTAGGACAGATTTAATTAATTATTGTAAAAGGCAACTGGGAGCACCAGTGCTTGAAATTAATGTCGCCGATGAGCAAATAGATGATCTCATTGATGATGCAGTACAATATTTTCAAGAGAGACACTTTGATGGTGTAACTCAGACGTTTTTAAAATATAAAATAACTCAAGAAGACATTGATAGAGGTAGAGCAAGAGGTGGTTCTAACAATGCTGCAGGCATAACAACATCCACTGGAACTTCCACTATTGATGGAGCTTCTGTATCATTCTCTTTTGAAGAGAATAGTAATTATCTTCAAGTTCCACCAGAGATCATTGGGATAACAAAAGTATTTAAATTTGATGGATCAAACACTGTAACGAACAATATGTTCAGTGTTAAGTATCAATTATTTTTAAATGACATTTATTATTGGGGATCAACTGAAATATTGACTTATGCGATGACCAAAAGATATCTTGAGGATATTGATTTTGCATTAAGTACCGATAAGTTTATTAGATTTAATCAAAGACAAGATAGGTTGTATTTAGATATTGACTGGGGATCTGCAACCAAAGATGATTATCTTGTAATTGATTGCTATCGCATGTTAGATCCAAATTCATATTCAAGAGTTTGGAACGATTCGTTCTTAAAAAAATATGTAACAGCACTTGTCAAAAAACAATGGGGGCAAAATTTAATAAAATTCCAAGGTGTTAAATTACCTGGTGGAATTGAGTTAAATGGTCGTCAAATTTATGATGATGCCCAAAAAGATTTGGAAGTGATTAGGGAGCAGATGTCCAATACTTACGAACTTCCTCCATACGATATGATAGGTTGATATCATGGTATTAAATCCATATTTCACACAAGGAACTAGCGGTGAGCAAAATCTTGTTCAGGACTTAATAAATGAACAACTGAGAACTTATGGTGTAGATATATTTTACTTACCTAGAAAGTATCTGACAGAAAATACTGTTATAAGAGAAGTAGTGCAGTCAAAATTTGACATGGCACTTCCTCTTGAAGCATATGTTGATAATTATGATCAATACTCTGGTGCTGGTAATATTCTTTCTAAGTTTGGAATTGAATCAAAAGATGAAGTAAGACTTATCATCTCTAGAGAGAGATTTGAAAATTATATTACTCCTCTGATTCAAGATCAGTCTAACATAAAATTATCAACTAGACCAAAAAGTGGAGATCTTATTTGGTTTCCTCTTGATGATAGAATTTATGAAATAAAAGATATTGAATATGCAAAACCATATTATCAGTTACAAAATCTCTACGTTTATGAATTGTATTGCGAACTCTTCCGTCTGGAAGATGAAGTTATCGCAACTGGTATAGAAGATATCGATAACAACCTCATAGGAGAAGACTATGATGGTCAGACTGATGATGGTATAAACACTATTCAAGGTCCTACACAGACACTCACTCTGGTTGGTTCTGCTGTTCAAGCAACTGCAACTGTTGCTATATTTGATGGTGGTGTAAGACAATTTACAATATCAAACAGAGGTGGTGGATATAGTAGTGTGCCAACTGTAGTTGTCTCTGCTGCCCCTGCAGGAGGGACTACAGCAATCGGTATTGCCACTATGATTGGTGGTATAAATGTATGTAATTTAAATGCCAATCCAAAGGATCAATCGGTTCAGAGGGTTGATGTATCAAATTCTGGTGCGGGATATACTGTAGCACCAGGTGTTAGATTTACTGGTGGTGGATCAGGTGGAACTGGTGCTGCGGCAACCGCAACAATTGGTGATGGTGTTGTTGGAATCGTTACTATTACAAACGGTGGATCTGGATACACAACTCCCCCCACAATCACCTTCACTAATCAAGTCTTTGAATCTGGTGTCACAACTGTGTCTGCTGCTGCAACAGCAGTTGTAAGTGCTGCTGGGACGATTTCAAACATCTTCCTAACAAATGCTGGTGTTGGATACTCTGTTGCTCCTACGATGTCTATCGCAACATCTGGTAGTTCTGGATCTGGAACATTCCAATTTAATGAAATTGTAGTAGGATCCTCNAGTGGAACAACTGCAAGAGTTAGAGTATGGAATTCATCAACAAATGAACTTGAGGTTGGTACTGTAACTGGAGAATTTACCCGTGGAGAAACTATTACTGGTCAAACTTCCGGTGCAGCGTATGAACTGAGAGTGGTAGACGCACAACCTGCCGATGATGGATTTGCTGACAACATCAATATTGAAGTTGAGGCAGACAAGATACTTGACTTCTCTGAGCAGAACCCATTCGGTATGCCCTAAATAAAAATATCTTAATATAGAGATATTGTAGGACTTTAAAAATGTTTGAATATTTTTACAACGAAATTTTGAGGAGAACCATTATCTCTTTTGGTACTCTGTTTAATAACATTTCAATAAAACATGAAGATACTGATGATAATGTTGTTAGTGTTGTAAAAGTTCCTCTGGCATACGGTCCCACTCAAAAATTTCTAGCAAGAATAGAACAGTCTCCTGATCTTAACAAACCTTTTGCCATTACTCTTCCGAGAATGTCATTTGAGTTTACAGGACTAACATATGATCCTAGTAGAAAAGTTACTACAACATC